GTCCACAACTGTATTCACTGGCAAATCACCAGGATTGGCAACTTTGCTGAAGGTATCACTGTCGTAGTTATAGATGGTCACATACGGAGTGGTCGCGTGGCCAACAGCCAAAGCCGGACCTGCAGTCACATCCGAGAACGTCCATACATCCTCGGAAATCATGCGGAATACCGATATTTGTCCAAGCGCGTAACAGGCAACAAATACGTCATTCTCGCACTGCACCCAGTCAAGACTGCTCAGATTATCTTCTGCCCACGGGGTAACAACCTCCAGATCGGCCCCGCCAGATTGGACAAGCGCCCCATCCTTCCACACCCTCATGAGGTAGTCGCTCAACTCCAGCACGTATCCCTGGCCGCTGGTAGCAACGAACGGAATCAGGCGCACCTTTCCCGTGTTTGTCTTTGCCGCCCCGCAGTAGTAGGTGCCTGGCCGCAGGTCCGCACCCCCGGATGCGTGCACGATGAAGTTCTCCAGGGTCCTGCAGGTCTTCGCGTACAGCGGACTATCGATCCGCGCCATCAGGCGGTCGGACACTTCCCCGCCCGTGAAGTCCGTCACTACCTTCCTGGCCTGCGCCATGCTACACCTCGGTTATCAGGGTGGAAGCCGCATCCGGAGTGGACCTCCACCGCGCATCCTGGCCACGCGCCAGCGACAGGATCGCCGCGAACTCCGCATCCAGCACACGCTGTTTCTCCAGGCTCTTGCTCAGGGCCATGCAGCACACGCCGGCCAGCCTGGTCGCCACGCAGTCGGCCAGTAGCGGGCTGAACTTGGTGGGATCGCTGATGTACGCGATGTACAGAATGGACAACTTGTCGTTCTCGTAGTTGGTCAGCAAGAAGTTGTTCTCTTCGACCCAGTCCGTCTCTCCCGACTCTATCTCGATGACTTTCATGCAGTCATCGGGCAGCTTGAACATGTACGCGTAGTTCCAGTTGGGAACGCGCCAGATCGTTCCGCCACTCACATAGGCCGCGAACGCCGACCCGTCGAGCTCGACCGTTCCGTTCTCATCCCACAACTCGAAGTCGTCGGTATCGACGTTTCGCACCATGTAGGTGTTGTCATTCAGTTCGGTCATCCCGGCCACGTCCGTGATTTTCACGAGATCACCTTCCAGAAAGGTGTGTGCCGTTGCCGTGATGACGACCGGCTCTTCCTGGCTTGCCCCCTCGATGCTATCGGTGTCGCGCTCCAGCGTCACCCGGCGCCTGGCGCAACGCCATTCTCCGAGCTCCAGCACCTCATGGAGCACCTGCTCCCACACAGCGTTGAATGCACCGGCTTCCACCGTGTCGTCGCTGTAGGTCGTCAACCTCTCGGTCACGCCCAGCTTGGTCAGCGCCAGGTTGTAGATGCGGACCCTTGATTCATTCAGGTTCATAGCGCACCCCTACACAGAAGGGGCCAGCGCATGGCTGGCCCCTTGATTTTCCACCGGCTTCCGCCGCCCCCTAGGAGAGGACGATTCTGGCAAGCAGCTTCCCGCCAGCCGTCAGCGCCGTCTCCGCGTAGAAGTACAGCGAGATGTAGTCGCTCAGACCCTCGGAGGGAAGTGGAACCTTGGCGATCAACCGCTGCGCGGGGGTCGTCTCGGCAGACAGCACCGAGGCCGCAACATTCGAGAAGACCTCCATCAGCTTCGTGTCGCCCGGGCTCGTGGTCCCCGTCTTCAGGTGCAGAGAGGCGACCTCCGTGCCGCTCGTGAACCCACCGTCAGTCATCACCTCGATGAACTTCTGGTGGCCGCGGCCCACTTCCGTCACCTCGTCCTCCAGCAGGACCTTGCTCAGGGCCTTGCTGTTGGTCAGCGAATCACCGGTCGCTGCGGTGAAATACAGGTAAGCATCGTCCATCTTGCGCCTCCTTAGCTCACCACCGCTTCGGTGTCTTTGATCGATGCCCACTTCCGGACGGGCACGTTACCCTTGAACATGAGGACCGAGCTCCCCGCGTCCAGCTTGACCCAGCGCAGGATGTGCTCGCCCAGGTTCTTCGCCTGCTGCTCCAGTTGCATGTACCCCGTCTTGTTGACGTACAGGATCGAGCCCTCCGCACCGCCGGGGGCCTCGTCCATGTTGTGGTACAGCTGGATCAGCTTGTCGATGTCGATGAGGTTGGCCGTGGTCGTGCCGATGTTGCACAGCCTCTGGAAGTACCGCTCATCGTTGATGACGATCCCGAAGCGGTAGTAGAACTCGGTCACGTAGGCCCACAGCTGCTTGCTGTTGGCCCCGGTCACGAGCTGCCGCCCCATGTCCTCTTCCTTGATGATCTGGGTCTTCCCGCCAGCCGGATACAGGAACGCCACCTTGTCCGGCCCCCAGTTGATCAGGTACGCCGAGGTGACGCTCGCTCCGGTCGCATCGCCGCAGTTGGCGATGTTCCCAGTGGCGATTGTCGGGCGCCTGGCCGCGAACCCATCGATCCGATTGGGGTACGCAACGGTGCGCTCCCCGTACAGGATCTTGTCGCCCAGCCACACCGCGCCTCCGCGAATGTGCTGGTCGTCCTTCCGGGACCGGAACTCCATGCCTCCGCCCGGCTTGGCCTTCTCCGCCAGAAGCACCAGCTCCTGATCGATGATGCCCCGGTCTTCGTACAGGGAGATCGGCTCGGTGAGCTGATCCGTGCGCCCCGCGGTCGCGTCGATACCGTCGTTGATCGACCGCATATCTCCGTTGGGCAGCGCCGCATCACGCCCATAGATATGCCCGGTCGACTGATTCGCTTCCTCCCAGTGCGCGTCAGCAAAGACAGGAAGCGCCTTGCTCAGGATCTTGGCCACGTCGACAAACCGCCCTCCGCCGGGCAGCGTCTCGTTGGCAAGATCCAGGAGGGTTACCTTGCCCCCCAGATCTACATCTGCCATAGCTTACACTCCTCAAACGTGTTCGAGGAGCTTCCGTCTGCAACAACCGTGTTCCCGTAGATGCCGCCAGATCCCCTCCCCAGTCAGGTCGGTAGAAGCGGAATCGCAGGTAAGCTATGCGTTGCCTCTGGTTGCCTCTCCTTGAGCCCCGCTGGCCAACGGCCCTGGGGTCTCCATGATGACTCTCTTCTCGTGGCCTATCCGAACGCTCGGATGCGCCACGATCTTGAATCCCTTCTCGTGCACCTTCATGCACCACCTGAAGTCTTCTCCGGGAAGCACAATCAGGTTGTCTATGGTGTATGATACCTCATCGAACCACGGATATTCCAGTGCCTCGAAGACGCCTTTCTTGACCAGCAAGAAGGCGAACCCGCAGAAGCCCACCTCGAACGGTGGCTTGTCCTGCGGCACCTTTCGCAGGTCAAGGTACTGCATGGCCTTCCAGTCGTTGAATTGTCCCACCGCACCCCTGCCCTGCGGGTCCACCGGCACCAGCCCCGTAGCGATGTCCACGTTCAGGTCGAGCAGCTTCTTGAAGTCACTCGGCGTGTACACGCTGTCCGAGTCGATCCACATCAGGAAGTCGTAGTCGAAGTCAGCCAGGCCGGCAAACGGTTTCGTGTCGGGGCTCAATCCCTTCACCCCAACCTCGAGCAGCTCGTTGCGGCAGTGCACAACACTGGAATTGTACCCACGCACGATGTAGGCATGCACCCCCATTCCTGGAAGCGCCACCAGCAAGCTGTCCCAGCTCATGGCAGCGTGAAGTGTCGGTGCACCTGGCAGGCAAAACACCACCTTCATTCTTGTTCTGTCCTCCTGATGATCCGTACCTGGCAGGCATCCTCGCCCTGATTCACCCCGCGCTCCCTTGGCGGCTTCACGGCCCGCATGAGACACCGCATCTCCATGACGGTGTTGCGCTCGTGGATCACCTTGCGTAGTACCTCTTCCCTGGACATTCCCTGCGGGAACTCGGAGTCGTAGACGGCGAGTCCTACGTCGATGGGCTTCCAGTCACCCCGGTAGCCGTAGTCCGCATGCTTGTACATCGGTTGCCCGAAGTACCGCCAGGTGTCCATGAAGAACGCCCGAACGTGCGTCGGGTCCGTCCACGTGCCGTCGCTGCTTCCGTAGGGTACTGCCGCCATCATCACGCAGTCCGGTTTCGCCACCCGATACAGTTCCTGCATCAGCGGGAGCACTTCCCGGATGTGCTCCAGGACATGGCTGGCCAGGATCTCCGAAACGCTGTTGTCTGCGAATGGCAGAACCACGGTGCGGCTGTCCAGGTCACAGCCGATCAGCTCTGCCCCCTCCACCCGCGGCAGGGATGGGATCGCCACCGGCACGTCGATGTTCACCCATCCTGCCTTCACGTCCACGCCGCAACCGATGTTGAGCTTCATGGATCGCTGTCGTTCTCAATGTCGGCGCTCTTCGCCGTGCTGGCCGTCTCCCCTTCCGATTGCGCCTCCAGCATCTCCCGCAAGGCCCTGAGCACCTTACGGAAGTCCAGGATGACGTTGCTCGGGCAGTATCCCTCGTACTCGCGCACGCGGACCTTCTCGATGTACTCTACTTCCCCCAGCGTCATGCGGCACCGCCCATCTTCGGATACCGCTGCTTGAGCTTCTCGAGCTCCGCGAGGGTGGCCTCATTCGGCTTGCCCACCGATCCTCCGTCCAGCGCGTGCATCTCCGGGCTGCGCGGATAGCGATCCTTGAGAGCCTGCCGCTTCTTCTCGTCTGCGGTGGGCTGCTTCTTTCCGGTGGCTCCGGGAACGAGCTGGTCCTCGCCCATTGCGGCCCCCACCTTGTGCAGGAACTTGATGAAGTCCGGGTCATCTCCGAGCCCCATCTTCTCGGCCTTGTCCACGAGTTCCTGACCGCCGAACGTCAGCAGTGCTCGCTTGGAGAGCTCCTGATTCTTGTCGAAGTCTCCTTTCCACTCTTCGCGCAGGGCCTTGAGGCCGACCTCGCGCTGCTTGGCCTGCTCCTCCTGGGCTGCCTTGGCCTGGTTGAACACCATGCCGGCAAGTTCAGCGGCTATGCGCTTCGCGGCGGCCTTGCCGATCCCCAGCTCGTGCGCCCACGCCCTCACCTTTTCCTGCTCGCTCTTGATGTAGGCGCTCAGGTTGTCGGCGAACGCCTTGTGCTTCTCGTCCGCCAGGTACTCGGGCACCTTCACTTCGTCGAACTCGTAGCCTTCCGGCTTCTCAGGCGCGTCCTGGAGTTTCGGCTTCATGCCGTACGCCCACTCCAGCACCCCGCCCCAGCTCTTGAGAGGCAGCAGTTCCTTGAGGAATGCCTGATCCTTCTTGTACTTGTCCGGCGCCTGCGCCAGGAAAGTACCATCCGCTTTCAGCTCCTCCGCCGGGGGTTCTCCGCCTTCCTTGCCGCCAGACGATTCTCCCCCAGCCTCGCCCTCCTCGGCGAACCACTGCAGGTGCATCTCGTCGAACGGATTCCGTTCCAGGTCCTTGCGTTCCATACGGGTCTCCTTTCGAGAATCGTGGTAGAGCACAGCCACGCTATGCCGATACCTTGGTGATCTTGTGGATGTTCATCATCCAGTTGGTGAAGATGCGGCAGAACCGCCCGTCTTCATCCTTGCTCGTGCTCTTGTCGGCCACGAGCTTCGCCTGGTAGGCCGCCAGGAAGTCCCTGTCCGACTTCGGGATGCCGGTCTCCAGCTCCAGCTTGTCGATCAGCTTGGCCGTCTCCAGCATGACCTCCGCCACCTGATTGTCGTAGTTCATGACTACTCTCCTCTCAGCTTTTCCGGGGGCCGAACACCCGTCAGGCCCCGCGTGATTTCCACCAGTCTGTCCTCTCGGATGACGCCGAGCCGTTTCAGTATCCGCTTGCCAAGGTTCTGCAGAGCCACCAGCTCCGCCTCGTTCGCTACCTCGTCCCACAGCATGCACTCGTAGGCGAGCAGATGCGCCAGCACCAGTGGCCCCATACCCTCGTTGAACACGCTCGCGTACATGAGGTTGATCTCGTCCTCGTCGAACTTCTTGCCCCCCCAGATCATGCACCGCTCCCCGCAGCCCCCACCATGAGCTGCTCAAGCGGACTGCCCGCCTCCGGGCGCTTGGCCATCCCAGCCGCCGCCTGCGCCCCACTCTTGGCCAGTTCTGCCTGCTGCATGGCCTGTTGCACCTTGGCCCTCTGTTCGCGGATCTGCTCGACCTCCTGATCGGTGCGCACATCCTTCTCCGGGACACCGTGCGCGTCGGCCAGGTCCTCCACGATCTCGTCCCAGTTGGCCCGGTCGAGAATCGCCTCCTGCGAAGGCACGCCCGCAACGGTCTGCATGAATCCCACAATCCCTTGGGTCTTGAACAGCCTGCGCTGCGCCTGCGCCAGCGGACCCAGGTACTCCACGTCCAGCGATCCCTTGGCCTCCCGCAGCACGTCGGGGATCGGCGGAAGTCTGCCGGCCCGACCCGCGATCGCCGCAGTCCTGTACACGAACTTGTCCAGCCCCTCGGTGAGGTACTGGAAGATAATCGGCGCCAGCACTACGGCCCGCTCGCCCATCTTCTCAGCCACCTCGTAGGCGGTCTGCGCCTTCTGCTCCAGGAGCAAGCTCAGGAAGAAGTCGTAGAAGAAATGGCGCTTGACCCGCTCCTCCAGCTTCTCCAGGATGTCCACGCCTGCGGGCAGGTTGATATGCGTGAGCAGCGGGTAGGCGTTGTTCGGCCCCAGGCTGCGCTCGTAGTAGTTGTGCGCCCCCGGATTCCACGACAGTTGCCCGCGCCGCTCGATAGGCGCATCCGTGGGCGGGTCCACGAGCCGCTGCGCCCCGATGAGGTTTGTCTTGCTCATCAGGTTCGCCATCTTCACGTCACGGATCGCGTTGCTTCCCGGAGATCTCCCGTACTCCTCTCCGCTGTCCAGGATGCACCTGGCCGATACGACCGGCGGCTCGTCGTAGCCGCTTTCCATGAGGACCGTCTGCTGCTCGATATCGATGTGGAAGGAGGCGTACTTCTTGTGCTTCGCATGTAGAAGCCCGTCGATGCGCTCTTCCCGCGGAACCACGGCCCACAGGATGCGCACTTCCTCGGTGGGCTTGTTCTTGGCCTGCTTGACGCGATTCTCACCAGCCTTGTCCTCCCCGAAGTAGTTCACGAGGTTACGCACCGTGATGTACTGCTCGATCAGCCACAGGTCGATCTCGCCCTCCCAGTTTTCCCCGATGAACACCTCAACCGGGTGGAACATCTTGTACAGCGGCGCCTTTCCGGCCAGCCGATCACCGGCGTAACAGTGAGCAGTGCCGATGCTGCCCAGGTCGCGCAGGAACATGCCCAACGCCTTGTACAGCGCCCCGTTCTTGAACTCCGCGTACATCTGCTCGTCGTAGTCCTGCAGGTAGCTCTTGACCTCGGGAACCTTGTTGATCTCGCGGTCCTCCATCATGAAGCGAATCCACTTGAACCCAGGGGAGGCCGTGTTGCCCATGATCCCATCCGCCCACACCTGCAGACAGTGGGTGCCGATGTCGTCGTACACGTTCGAGTGTGTCGTCGTGCCCTTGTGGTCGATACCCTTCATGAGGATTTCGCGGTCAGGGATCAGGTACTCGGCGAGCTCCTGCCAGCGGTCCTCGTGGGGCTTTCTGCGGCTGCGGTACAGCTCAAGGAGGCGACACATCTCCTCGGCGACCTTCTTCTCTTGGATCGTATCTATCGCCATTCAGCGCCTCACTTCCACTGGAACGGGTCGAAGCCCGTACCGCCCAGCGGGTCGTATCGATCTCGCCCATTGCCCAGGTTCAAGACCGGGTCCCTCGCATCTGGGCGCAGGTCCGCCTTGAATAGCCGTACCATCGCGTATTGCAGCGCGTCTTGAAGATGAGCATACTTGTTCTTGAGCACATTGGGTAGGTACTCCCCCATCAGGCTCTTGTTCGGAGGGTAGCAGTAGCCCCCCAGGAAGCCGTTGATCAGCCTGGTGCAGCCCGGGTCTATCAGCACCCCATCGATGCGGGCGAGCATCTGATCGACCGCCTCGATGCGTGCCTGGAAGTTCTGCTCACTGGGTCCCACCTCCACCCCACAGTCGGCCATGAGTGCCGCGTTACTGGTGAATCCCCCCTCCTTCTTGGCGTACTGCGTGTTGCCGGCTGGATCGCCCCAGTGCACCACGTCTTTCGCCCCCGGGAAGTCCCTGTTGACCTGCTGGACAACGTGATTTGTGAAGTCAACGATGTTCATCTTGTCGTGGAAGTACTCGCGCAAGATCTGGCAGCGCTGCGGACCCACCACCTGCAGCACGATGCAGGCCGGCATGTTCCCGCTGTTGTCCCAGCCGAAGATCAGCTCCCCACCCGTCCACTTGATAGGCTCCTTGGCGACGTGGTAGTCCCGGCGGAAGTTGTTGAACACGAGCTTCCCGGTGATCATCACACCCGGCTTGCCGTCGATGTACATGTCGATCCAGTCGGGATTGTCGCGGTATGCCTTGCGCAGCTCCTCGTAGTACCCCGCCGGCAGGTTGCGGTTGTTCTCCCCCGCCGGCTGCCAGAACCCCGCGTGTCCTTCCAGTGGCTCCCGCGACGACAGCGGACCCGGGGGCGGCTGATTCCACTTGAATTGCGAGTAGGTTGGGTGCTCCACGTCTGGCGGGTTTGTCGTCTCGATGCCATACTTCTCCGGGCTCTTCGGTGGGAACCGCCCGATACGGTTCTTGAGCATGTTCTTGATCTCTTCGGGCACCTCGATCGACTCATCGATCCAGTACCCGGTGATCTCCAAGGACTTGAGCTTCTTGATGTGGTCCGGGCGGTCGCAGGATCGGAACAGGATCTCCGCCTCCCAGTCTTCCTTGACCACCCGGGCCGTCATCTTGCTTTCTGACCAGTAGGGCGCCTCGAAGGCCCCGGGAAACCAGTATTGCATGGTGCGCAGAGTGGAGTCGCGCAGCTCCACGTAGGTATTGCGCACCACGATCCAGCGCGTCCTCTTGATGCCGTACTCCCGGAACAGGAACTCGGGCAGGAAATAGGCGATCTCCCAGGCCGCGGCAGTGGTCTTGCCGCTACCCACTGGCCCCACGATGCAGCGCACCATCTCGCTGCTGTTGTGGAAATCCTGCAGCGTGGGCAGCGGATCGTACCTGATCTGCT